GGGTCATAGGCGCCCCGATCAAAGCGGGTGACCGTCACGTCGCCCCCCGCCTTGGAAATCATAATGGCCGCGGCCTGCTGAAACGACAGATAGGTGCCCACTATTCGCCCCCATCCATCATGCCCACTTCGAACAGCGGGCTTTCCGAAGTCGAATAGAACGGCACGGGGTCGTCGGTGCTTTCGCCGCGCACGAAAGGCGCCAGCAGCTTGCTGGCCTGCTGATAGACCTTCCCCCCGGGGGCGTCCGGGGAGTAGCTGCGGGAAATCGGCCCCACGCTTTCGCTCGTGACCATGCCGCCACGATCCAAGTCTTCCCGCAGCGCGCCGGAAAACGACTTGAAAGCCAGTTCGGAATTGGCCCGCATGACGCGCGCCGGAACGCCGGTCACGGCATGCCCCGACCAGTCAACCAGACCATCACGCGGGAATTCCATGGCCTGCGCCGCGGCCTTCCGGATGCCCTTGTAACGAAACTCGGTGTCGATGTAGTCCGCGGCCTGCCGCAGCGCGACTTCAATCTGCGGATCGGTCTTGCCGGTGTAGCTGTAGCCATAGCCATCGCAAAATGACTTGAACGCCGCAACGCTCACATACGCTTCAGCGTTCGTCAGACCGTTTCCGTCTTCGACTACCAGCGCCATTCTGCATCCCTCACGCGCTGACTAGTTCAGCGATCTTTGCTTCAGCTTCGGCCTTGGTCTTGTAGCCCGGGCCTACAGGCGCCCCGGAAACGTCGATGATCTTGAAGCCGCCCATGCCCGCAAATTTGATGCGATACCGCGCAGGCGCGGCGCTGCCGGCCGCTGCGGGGGCATCGACTACTGGCGCCACCCCTACCAGCGCAGCAGTGCCTTCGGGCGTGGGTGCGCCTGCGGCGGCGTTGGTCGGAACAATCCCGACCGGGATGATTTCGATCTTGCGGGCATCATAAAGCTGCCGCAGGCGATCAACCGATACCGTGCCCACAGGAACAGCGTCGCCGGCCGCAAGGTTGGCGCCGCCAAGGGTCATCGGGCGCACAACGCGGAAGGTGGCCAGCGGGGTGAAGGGCGGGCGAAGATCGTAACGGCGCATGGCTTTTCTCTGAAGTTATGTGAAGGTCAGCGGGCGGCGCTGATCGCCGCCCGCCAGTTCGCCGCTATCAGGGAGCGACGGCAGCTTCGAAGAAGTAGCCGAGGTCGTTGGCCACAAGCTTCTGGTCCCAGCACATGTCCAGTTCGACCCGATCCACGCCCTTCTCCTCGATCCGGAAGGTCTTGATGCGGTTGCCTTCAGCGCCCGCGCCCAGCAGGCCGGTCCACGAGAAGGTGTAACCGGCAGTCGGGGTCATCAGGCCCGGAGCGGTGGCCGAATGGCACAGCAGGGCGCGGCGGCCGCCGATGAACGAATGCGCCGCGGTCTGGCCTTCCTTGGCGGTGTTCTCGATGGCGTTCATCACGAGGACTTCGTCCACTTCGAACAGTTGCGCCAGCAGGCGGTTGGAAGCCATGGCGGGGCTGCCAGCCGTCTGGCCGTATTTGATGCGGTCGATCACATCGGGGTGGTCGAGCAGGGCGTCATAGACCGGGCGGCCAAGGACCAGCTTGTTCGGCTCCCGGCCGGTGCTTTCACGCACCTTCCGCTTGCCCTTGCGGATATCCTCAATCGGGTTCGAGGCCGCATCGTTCCACTGCAGAAACTGGTTGCCAGTCGGGCCAGAGGCAACGCCAGTGAAGTCGGTGGACCACTTGCCGGTGGTGAAGAAGTTTGCCGCGAAGTTCTTTTCGCGACGGATCAGCGCCTTGTGGGTCACGAAAGCGGTGGCTTCACGATCCGGGTTCAGCGCGGCGTCAGCGTTCGCGCGCACCTCGTCGGGGATATCCTTGTGGATCGAGAAGCGCCGGGCGAAGTAGGTCGGGGTGTTGTCCAGCGTGTAGCCAGACCCCTCGCTCTCGGTGCCCGGGGCGCGTTCGGCCATTTCGTCCCGGTTGAAGTCGCCGCGGTTGTAAACGTAGTAGCGGTCGGATTGCTTCGACACGGGGATGTTGGGGAACACCCGGGCAGCCACGAAATCGTCGGCGCTTTGCAGGAAAGCAATCGAAATGTTCGTGAGCGGGGTATTCACATGGACGTCGCCGGGAGTGGGCTGCATGGTGCGGCTCCTTCAGGTTAAGTTGCGATCAAGCCTTCAGGCCGCGCGGGTTGATGAGGACGCTGATGATATCGCCCGAGGCGCCACCAGCGATGACGGTGCCACAGACCAGCTTGCCGGTGGTCGCAGCGATAGCCGCGCCGTTGGCATCGGTGGTCCACTCCACGCCGGAAGCGATGGTGGCGCCAGCCACGATCTTCGAACGACCGAAGATCGCAACACAGCCGGCCACACCGCTGATCGGCTTGTCCTGCAGGACGCCGACTTGCGTGATATCGGATGCCCCGGCCAGCACGATCTGGCTGGAGGCGTTGACCTTGACCCCCCGGAATTGCTGTGCCGACAGGTCGGCCCCAGCGATCAGGGAAATCTCGATCAGTTCTGCTTTGGTCGCCATGTCAGGCTCCTGTGCTTGGGGTGAGCCTTACGCCGGGCGGCGCTTGGCAAGGACGGCGTCATAGAGGTGCGGCTCTGCCCGCATCACCTCATCATACGCCTGCTCGAAGGTGGTGCCCGGCTTGGCCTTCCGGATGGCTTCGGCCTTCGCCTTCACCACTTCGTCCGGATCGCCATCGACCGCAGCGGCGCCGCCCAGCGACTTGAACAGGGGCGACTGCGAAGCGATGGTCGCCGCCTGCCGCAGCAGTGCGTCGATCATATCCACATCGGTCGGCTCGGTTTTGCCCTTCGCCACCCGCATCATCAGGTCGCCGACCTTTTCAGGGTCGCCCACCTTCAGGGATTTGGCCTTGGCGACGAACGTGTCGCGCTCACCCTTTTCACGGGACTTGCGGACTTCGTCCTGCGCGGCAGCGGCGGCCTGTTCGGCGGCCTCAAGGCGCTTGCGGACCACTTCCGGCAGGCCCTTCAGCACTTCCTCGTCGGAAGTGGCGGCCGGGGTCAGTTCCGCCTTCATCTTGGTGATTTCCGCTTCCTTCGCGGCGACTGCAGCTTCCGCATCATCGGCCCGCTTGGTGATTTCGGTGATCCGCGCTTCCGCCGTTTCCAGCGCCTTGGCGACCGCTTCAAGGTCCATGACAATCTCCGTCACGATAGCCCGGGCCACTGTTTCAGCGCCGGGAGCAGCCGCACCGCCTGCGGCCAAGGCTTTCTGCACGATGGTCGGTGCCAGTTCGGTGATCGCATCGACCACAGCCCCTGTTACAGCCGACCAGTCGGGCATTTCCTCGGGCTTTCCAGCCCGTGACTTCCAGATTTCTACCCGCGCTTCTTCATTCGCCGGATCGTCCACCAGAGAAATTTCGGTGATCTTGAGGTTGGTCAGAAGGTTCTTGGTCACGTCAGGGCCTTTCGCTTGCCGCGCCCGCCGATGGAAAAGGACCGCAGTTCGCCGCTCTTCACGCGCTTCTGAATAGAACGCTCGTTCACAGCCATGCCGATCCACCATCCGCGCTTGGTGGTGGTGGCGCCCATAGCCTTCACAAAAGCATCGTCAACGATGACGCTCTCGACCACGTCGCCGATCTGAATTCCGCGGTGCATGGCTTTCGCCACGCGGGCCTCAAGGATGTATTCATGCGCGCCCTTGCGCAGTTCCTCGATTTCGACCACGTCCCCATCGGCATCCACAACCGGCACGCCGTCAACGCTGACGACCGAAGCCCAGCCGCGGACATAACGCCCTTCGGCGTCAGCCTTTTCGAATTCGAATGTGATGCCAAACTGCAAGCCGCACCTGTGACGCCGGGGAGTTTCTTGGGGTCATGGGCGCGGGCAGGTGGGAGGAAGGGTGACCCGCCCGCGCCCCCCAGCAGCCTGCGAGGGCGCTGAAGGTGAATTCTCTGGTTGCGGGGGCAGGATTTGAACCTGCGGCCTTCAGGGTATGAGCCTAACGAGCTACCAGACTGCTCCACCCCGCAACGCGATGATCCCTGACCCTTCCGCCAGTATCATCATTGTGAGGGTGTTATACCACGTCGCCGAAATGCGACAAGCGCAATTTGGCTGAAATCAGGAAGTTGGGGCTTCACCTGATGGCAAACCGAGCATGATGCGCGAAAGACCGTCGATTTCAGCCTCAACCGTGAAGCGGGCTGCATCTTCGGTGATGCGGTCTTCGACAAATGCGTCATGCGCTTCGAAAATAGCAACAGCGGAAGCCATCAGCAGGACGGGAAGCGCGCGATGCAGCGGCTCATCAATCCCCGTGCGCTCTTTGGCGAAACGACCGACGCCACCATAGCTGTTGAACGGCATGGCGCGGTAGCCATCCGCCTTGCCATAGAAGATCGCGGCCACGCGGTCACATGCTGCCTCAAGCTGCGCAAAGGCGTCATCGGCGGTAATCGCGGAAGTGCCGCCCCGCTGCCGAATGCCGATCACGGTCAGAAAGAAGTCGCGCAGGATCGCCTCGACTTCGCCGGGGTCGCCAAGATAGGGAAGATCGCTTTCGGCCGCCTCGAACATGCCAGTGTCGGCCGCGTTGCCGCGGTCGCGTTCACGTTCGCGCCCCGTGAGGGTCTTTTCATCTTCGGTCATGCTGCTCTCCCTACGAGCCTTCTACTAGTTTATGTAATTTTCATCAAGCGGCAGCATCAGCACGTCCATTTCCCACTTGCCGGGCGAATACTCCTTTTTCCCGAGCAAGACAAAACGCTGACCGGGAACAACGGTCACCTCATATTCGTCAGCGAAGCCAGCCGAATTTGGCGCCCCAGCGTTGCCTTTCGGACTGCCGTGAGAATGAAGCGCCTTCGCGCCCGGCGCCGCATGAATATTCATTCGGTGCGTTCCAAAGTGCTTTGTCGCGGTTGTGCTTTGCGAAGCGCACATGCCGCCGCCAGTTTGAAACACCAAGCCAGCAGGCGCCGCGGCAAGCTGCTTTAGCATCCCGGCCGGCATTTCCTGCCAGCGGGTGATGGTCGTTCCCGGGGCCAGCGGGGTGGCATCCTTGTAAATTTGCTTCACCACATCGCGAAGCTTGAGAGAGCCATATGTCTCCTCGCCTTTGTCTATGGCGCGGTTGATTGACCCGGACTGCTGAACGTAATCGATATATTTCTTTGTGGACGCGGCATATTTCTTATAAGAAAGCTTCCCCTCGTTGTATTCTGGCATTTTCATTTGCGCCATCTTCAGGCCAGCGGTCAGATTTGAAGTCGGGGTGGCGCTGCCCAAAGCGACCCAAAAGCCAAACTGCTCGGTCTTTTGCTGGTGTGCCACCTTCGACAGAAACGGCTTGCTGACGAAAGCCTTAGCCGCCTCTGCCACGGTCGCTGCTTGCTGTGCATTGAATTCGTGAAGCGGGGGCGGCGGGTTAAGGAAATCCTCGACCGCGTTCATCGCATCAATGGCATAGGCCACCACGATCTTCGTGGCGGGGTGCGTTTCAGCAGTGACTGTGCCGCCAGTTGGCACGCCAGTTTCCGGATCGAGGGCCGGGAAGGTCAACGCCTTGACCGCCGCTACGCCGCCCGACATGGCGGCCGCCTTGATCGCGGCCAGCGCAGCGGCGGTGGCCTCGTTTTTCCAAGGCTTTGAC